AACCTGCTCTTTCAAAGCTAATTTTTTTCTTTTAATATCTCTGTCCTCGTCTACTTCTTCGTCAAAAGCAAATTGATCTTCCATCATGAAGTCTACTTCTTCTGAGTTTAGATGAGGTTTAGTTTGCTTGTAATATTCTTTTAAAAGACTTAAGCTATCAAGATTAGAATAATCTCTATTTAGCTTAACGTAGTCTTCAATGTCTCCACCTGTTTCACCCATAAAGTCAACCAGCTTTTGAATATTTTCTGGAAGAGGCTTTCCAGTTGCTTGAGCTTCAGCTATAGCTTCTTCAACTTGCTCAACGGCTTCCTCAACCTCTTCGCCTGTTACCTCTTCTAATACTGGAGCGTCTTGTGCTTCAGCTTCCTGACGTACTTCTTCTTGTTCCGCTGTGGTGTCGGCACTTTCATTGCTTCCAACCACTCCTGTGTCGTCAGTTGTGCCATCTGTAACTTCTTCTGTTTTCTCTGGTTTTTCATCTTCAATTGGTTTGTCTAAGTTTACCTTAATCACACTTTCATCTCCAGCGCTTTCAAATTTACTTTCATCAACTGTCTCTACAGTTTTGTTTTGTGTAGTTTCTTCAACTACGTTTTCATTTTCTTCCATAATAAAATATTATATAATTAATTATTTAGGCTGAAAGCTACCTAAGTCGAATCCACCTCCAAGTATATCATTACTTGAATCTTCAAAGTTTTTAGGTGCTTTGCCTGATTTTCTCTGCTCTATCATCTCTGATTGCTGAGTAGCTTGTATTTTAGTTCTATCATCTTTTCTGTCTTCTTTAGAAACTTCTCTATCTTTAATTCCTTGAGTTTCCATAGACTTAAGTTGCATGTCGTATTGAAATTTTTGAGCCATAAGCTGAGCTTTAACTTGTGCATCGCCTTGCATTTTTTGAGCGTCAAGTTGTGATTGCATTTGTAGTAGTTGAGCTTCAGCTTGCTTTAACGCTTGTTGTTTTTGAATTTCTAATTGAGCAGAAGCTTGTTGCTGCTGAATATTAGCCTGCGCTTGTGACTGAATGTTTTGCTGCTGAATTTGCTGCTCTCTCTCCATTCTCTTTTTTCTTCTAATTTTAAGAAGTTGATTAGCCACCTTGATGTTGCTTACCTCTCTAAGATCAATAGCATCTTCGAGGTCTATTGACTTTTGAGCTAAAGCTTGTTGTATATTGTTTTCAAGTACGGCTTTTTCTTCTTCATCAGGAGCTAATTGAAGGAATATTCCAAAATCATATAAATGAAGTTGAGACATTTCTTCTAGTGTAGCAACATTATGTACGCCTATGCTTTGTATAAAAGCCTCTCTTGTTGGAGAGTACTCTATGATGTCAGATATTCTAAGCGATAAACACTCTGCCACTTCAGACGTTATAAACAAGCCTGAGTTAAGTATATGTCGAGTTGCTGTATTTGAATTTGCAGCTGCTAATTTTTGTACGCCAAGCAAAGCTCTTTCATCAGGAAGACTGCCATCTCTAGCTTCGTTAAGACCCGTTACATCACGAATCATCTGCATGTAGTAGTTGTAGTTACCAATAAGCGCTTGTATTTTATTACCACCACTACCGCTTGTTATTTCTTGAATAGGTATTTTACCTGGATTCATGTCTCCTTCAGAGGTAAATGATCTACCAATAACCGAACCGGTTTGAAAAAACATGTTTAAAGCTTCTTGAGGATTATAATTTGTTCCGTTACCTAAGTCAACCTCGGCTAATCCATCTGCATCTAAGTAAACCCCATCTGGAACCATTCTAGACATCACTTGTTGTAGCTTTAGATGCGTAAGCTGTATCATATCAGCAAAACCTGTTATACGCTTAACTAAAGATTCTATTTTACCTTTGTACATTCTAGGAGCTACAATATTGTAGTTCATTTTTACTTTAGTAAAATTGCTTTTAGGGCGCATCATGTTTTCAGACATCTCCCACTTTAAAAGCTTACTTGTGCCCAACACCATTGCACCTTCGTACAACGTTTCAATAGAACGTTGAAGTCTAGAGAAGTTTGATTGTTCGTTTTCTGGAGGATTAAAGCTATCATCTTTTTCTATTAACTTGTCGGCTCCACTTCCAGTTTCCTTAACTTTGTAGACCTCATTCATATAGGTTTTATAGTTAAAGTATAAAACTTGAACTTTGTTTTGGTCGTCATCTTCAAGGTGAGAGCCGGTGTCGTGGCCACCGTACTTTTGGCGGTGTCCAGACTGTTGTACTTCCTCTAAATCTTCTTGTGTTAAGTGCGGAAACTGTTTTGCCAACTCATTTATAGGTATTGTTTTCACTTCACCTACGTAGTATATGTCATCAAAGTAAGGTGAGTCTGTGTAAGAGTAAACTAAATCAGCTGGATCAACGTATTCAATTGTAACACCCTCAGATGTAGTAAAGTTAGTCTTAACAGCGCCAATACCTAGCACAGCTAAGTCATAGTATAATCTTCTTTTAATTAAGTCGTAGTTGTTACCTTCAAGCAAAACGTTTATAGCCTGCTCTTCAGCTATTTCTACAGCCTGCTTATAATTAAGTTGCATGTGAAGATCTAGCTCTTCTTGTGATCCGGGAAGACTGTCAGGATTGTTTTGATACAGATCTAAGCCAAACTCTTCTGCTGCAAAATCATTCATTTCTTTAGCAGCCATATCTCCTAGTATACTTTCCATATACTGAGTTCTTTTTTCCACACCATGTTGATCTTGAGAGTGAGCCTTAATAGTAAAAGCTCTGTCAGCTATGCCATTTACTACAATATCAACAAACTTAGGAATTACAGGAACCGGCGTCCAGTCTAAGTTTAAATAAGATAAGTCTCCGTTTATAGACAGCTCATCTTTATATTTTTGAGAAGACTGCTCTCCTCTAGCATATAGCCTTAAGTTATGAAAATCGTTGTACATTGATTGATACCTAGAGTTGTTTCTTGAACTATGAAACCACTCTGTTTCTATTGCTTTCGCAACTTTTAAGCCGTAGTCGTAACTAAGCTTTTCAGCATCGCTTACAACTTGACTTGGAAAATAACTTCTTATAACAGACTCTGCCATACTTATTTTTTAATTATTTTAGAAATACCTCCAGTGTTACTATACCTAGATATATTTATATTTAATGGTTGCTTTTTAAACTCAGCGTGTGGTCTATATAAGTGCCTGTTGCAAGCCATTACAGCTAAACCAGAACTTATTGCGGCATCAAACTTGGTTCTTTTGTTTATGTCAAATCTAGCCCAATCGCTAAGTGTTTCGTTAAAATATATATTTCCATATACGCCGTCGCCTTTGTGACCAACGTGGTCGTTTATGTACATCTCAATTGCAGCTGCATGAGCTTGCTTTATATCTTCACTTGAGTTTGGTATGCCACCTATTTCTTTTTCAGCAACAGAAAGCTTATTCCAAACTTTATCTGGTCTATTCATACTAAAGCCTCTATATCCTCTACGCTTAAAGTAGTAAAGAAGTCTTGGCTTGTTATTCTCACAAAGCAATGGCATACCATAAAATACGCATGCCATAAGTACGTCTTCAAAAAATATTTCAGCGGTTTGTGGTCTTGCAATGTATTCTAAAAAAAAGTGGTTTGCTGGCGCGTCTTCCATAGAAAACTTGCTTAATCCATGAAGAGCTCCGTTGGATCCTCTACCATCCACTGTACCACTAATATCATAGCTATCGCAGCCAAAGGCGCCCATGTGCTCATTTCCAGGATAATTAACTCCATTCTTTTTTATTATTCTATTTTGAAGGTTACTTGGTGGAACCCAGCTTATTTTAAACCTACCTTTTGGATCTGGATAAAATATTACATTTGAATCCTTAACTCCATTGGCCCACTGAAAATTACCCGTGTTAACCACAGCTGAACTTCCAATACCTTCATTGTAATCTATTTGCTCGTATATCTTAGTTAGATTAAACAAGCTATTTTTTGTTTCGTCTCTAAAAGCGTGTTCTGTTGTTCTAGGAAACTGACGGTAAAATTCATTTAAACCATCTTGATCATCTTTTAAACCGTCAACTTCATTTTGCCAGTGATTAATAACACCAACATCTATTAGTTCTTTGTCTGGTCCACGAACATCGGATTTTGGAGTAGTAAAAACTGGCTGTCCAAACTCATCAATAAATCCTTCAAAGTTCCATTCCATTGGGATAAACAAAGAGTATAAACCAGATTTTGTTTGACCATTCCTGTTTCTTTTAGTTACATCACTATTAGCATAAAGCTTCTTAAAATTTTCGCCACCCTTGTCTAAAGAGTTTGAAGTTGAACCCATCATGCATTTTCCAATAATCCTACTACCTAGTCTAAGGCAAGTTTTTGTAACTCGCCAGTTGTTGAGTATGTTATCTGGTCGTTCCCATTTACCACTCTCATCATGCACTAGTAGTGAAAGCTTTTCACCATCATAACTGTTGTCACCTG